AATACTGGAAAGCGTAAAATAGGTGACATTAGCGCTGTGGCGGTCGCTGTTCAGGAACGGCCAGAACCTCCATCTGGTTTACGAGCTGGCGGCGTTTGCTTGTGGGAGACCGTGACACGATCAGCGGCGGCGTGGATTAGCGAAAGTGATTTAGCGGAGCTAGAGCTTTTATGTCGAGCGCAAGACCAGTTTAACGAATCCACTAGACGCATGGAGCTAGCCGAAGACGACGACCTTTTTTTAAAATATAGTTTAGAATGTCGCAAACTAATTGACGTGATGCGGCCGTTATTCAGCTCGCTTGGACTTAACCCGGTCGCTAGGTCTAAGCTAGGCCTTACTGTGGCCGCTACCAGAGAAATCAACAGCAAGTTAAGCGCATGGATGTCTTAACTAAAACGGCGGACTCAGTCACTAGTTTTATAGAAACGTTTTGTAAACACCACAGAGGCGATTTAGCCGGGCAAACAATCGAATTACGGCCATTTCAGAAAGAAATCATTAACGGACTATTTGAAACTAAACGGGATGGCTTGTGGAAAAACCGGCACTCGCTGGTTATGTTGCCACGAAAAAGCGGAAAATCAGAACTTTTAAGCGCTATTGGTTTATGGGCTTTGTTGGGTTCTGGCGAGTGGGCGCCTGAGGTTTACTGCGTAGCGGGATCTAAAGATCAAGCAAAAATAGTTTTAGACAACGTAAAAAACATGATCGCCGCAGAAGAAGAACTATCTAACGCTTTAGAGGTTTACAAGGAATCTATTTATTGTCCGCTAAATTCTGGCGTGTTCCGTGTTCTCAGTTCTGACGGGCGTTTGGCTCACGGGTTGAATCCAACATTTAGTATAATTGATGAAACATGGTGCCACCCTGACGGCGAACTAACAGAAGCCCTATTGTCAGGTTCTGGAGCAAGAAAACAATCAATGGTAGTCCACATAACGACACCGGGCAGCGGTGACGATTCTTATTTATGGCAGCTGGTCGAGTACGACAAACGGGTTAAAGCCGGGGAAATTGTAGACCCTACTTGGTGGAGCTGGTGGCAAGAACCACCCGCCGCCGTGGACTACTTAAGCGTTGAAGCGTGGCGATACCATCCGGCGTTCGGTGATTGGGTGACAGAAGAATACTTGCAGTCTCAGGCGCTGCAGTTACCGGAAGGCGAGTTTAGGCGGTTGCATTTAGGGCAGTGGACTAAAAGCCGGGAACAGTGGATAACGTCCGAAGCGTTTGAAGCGTGCCCGCACGGAAACATTAGCCCGGGCGACGAAGTAGTTTTAGCGGTAGACGCATCGTTTACAAACGATTCAACCGTTATAGTGGCGGCGACCACTGACAAGCGTTTAAAGATTTTAGAAATATGGGAACGGCCATTAGACGCCGACGAATCGTATCGGGTGCCACTCAACCAAGTTACCCAACGGTTACAAGAACTTATAGAGGAATATAAACCGAGAGCCTGCGTGTATGACCCATTTGCTTTACAACACGCAATGACAGAGATAAGCGACATTACCGGCGCTCTATTGATCGAGTTCCCACAGTCCCCTAAACGTATGGTCCCGGCGTGCTCTAGATTTGCGGAGCTAGTGTTGACCCGCCAGCTCTATCACGACCATTCACCAGTCTTAACGAGGCACATAGCGAACTGTCACACGAAGAGCGACCGGTACGGCGTACGTGTTACAAAAGAACACCGTGGAAGCAAACGGAAAATAGACGCAGCTGTAGCCGCTATTATGGCGCTAGAAGTCGCCGCCACGTTAGAACCCGTAATTGTACCGCCTACACCGAAAATCTTTTAATGTCTATAATCGGATCAGCTCTACAAATAATAGCTATTCTCTCAGCAACTGTTTTAGCCTATGATATGGGTGGGACATCGGCGGCCGGTCTTATCGGTTGCGTTGCCTTATTATTTTGTGGCGTTATTCTTGAACGAGGCCGAATGTGATAAACAAGCTTTTAAATCGGAAAACACAAAACAGGGCGGATTTAACAGGCGTGCAAATACCGCCTAGAGGTTTTGCGACTCAGTCGCTAACCGGAGCTATCAACGTAGATCAGTCTTCAGCTTTAACGATTCCTACGTTGTGGGCATGCGTAAGCTTAATCTCAGATTCGATCGGTTCGCTGCCGTTCCATGCTTACCGTTCCGGGGAGCTGGTGTTACCAACTCCGAAACTTTTGGAGCAGCCAGACCCAACGAAAACCCGTATGGAGTCAATAGCCGAAATAGTCCAAAGTTTATTACTAGACGGTAATGCTTATATCTTACTAGGTGACCGGGACATTAACGGGCACGCACAAGCGGGAATAGTCTTAGATCCCGGATCTATCGACATTAGAACCAGTCGAGAGGGTGAACGACTCTACGCAATAAATAACATGCAAATAAACCCCGAAGACGTTTTACACATTAGAGGCCTAACGGCACCGGGCGACGAGTTTGGTATCGGTGTAGTAGCGGCGCAACGCCGAGAGCTATCTATAGCGGTAGCGAATCAGCAAATGGCCGGTGATCTCTACATGTCGGGCGCTTTACCTAACGGCGTTCTACAATCCGACACCGAGCTAACACGGGACGAAGCACAAGACCTCAAAAGCGCTTTCGTGGCGGCGCACGGCGGCAGGCAGAGAAGCCCGGCCGTACTCTCAGCCGGTATCAGATACCAGCCGTTAAGCCTGTCACCAAAAGACTTAGAGTTTATAGATAGCCGCATAAACTCAGCTAGAGAAATTACAACAATGTTCAGAGTTCCGGCGCATATGGTTAACGTGCCTAGCGAAGGATCAAAAACGTACGCTAACGTAACGCAAGACAGCTTAAATTTCGTTCGGTTCTGTTTGCGTGGATGGCTAACAAGAATAGAGCAAGCTTTCACCAGAGAGCTACCGAGAGGACAAAAAGCCAAATTCCAAATGGACGCACTGTTAAGAGGATCAAGAAAAGAAAGATACGATAGCTACGCCATCGGCATAAGCGGCGGATGGCTCACCATAGACGAAGTAAGAGATCTTGAGAATATTTCGCGAGATGTGGCAACCGACGACCTCAACTAGAGGAGTTAAAAATGTTAGAGAACCGGATATTAGAGCTATCAGATTTAGAGATACGGGAAGACAACGGCGAACACCACATAGTCGCACTTGTGGCGCCGTGGCACGCAACGTTTGATACCGGCCAATACGTCGAGCGTTTAGGCCGTTCCGTGTTTGACAAAAGTATAAAAGAACGTGGCTCAAAGATCCCGTTGATGCACGGACACGACCGGGAACGGTTCCCTATCGGCATGGCGGGGAGCTGGTCAAACGACAACAACGGCCTAATAGCAGATTTTAGGATGGCACCGACAGAAAGAAGCGCCGAAGCATTAGCGTTAGCAAAAGACGGATACGTAACCGGTTTTAGTGTCGGGTTTCATCCGGTGCGAAGTTCGGAAAGTAAACAAGACGGCCGTCGACAAATTACACGCCTGGAGGCAAAACTAGACCATGTAGCGCTTTTAACCTCACCGAACGAACCGGCGTATGGTGACGCACAGCTAGTTATGGCTAGAGCGTTTAACGCTGACGATAAAGAACAAGCGCCGATGCTTGCCAAATGGCGACATTTAATGAAAGAATCAAGCTAACATATTCACAAACGCCGCCCGAGCGCCGATCTGATTCACTCTCTGGCACCTTTGAACCAAACAAACGTGACCAGAAAGATAAATTATGCAACTCCTTAATCAGTTGATCGAAGAACGAGCCGAGATCGGCGAAACTCAAACCTCTATCGTTACCCGTGCAGCAGAAGAAGCACGCGACCTCACAGAAACTGAAGACAAGAACCTTACAGAACTACAAGAAAGATCCGTCACCCTTGACAGCAGAATTCTTGAGCTGCGAGAGATCAAAGAGCGAAACATGGCAGCGGAACTTATGAAAGCAGAAGTGAAAGCTATGGGCGGAGAAACCGAAACCAAGTCTGTAGGCGGCGCAATAGTACGCAACGAACCACTCACCTACTCTGAAAACCGTTCTGATACGTCGTTTTTTAATGACATGTTTGCAGCTCAAATTTTAAAAGATCGAAACGCCGAAGACCGAATTAACCGGCACCAGCAAGAA